TTAGTTAAGCTCTAAACGCTTCATAACCATGTCGACTTTGTTGGCGTTAAAAGGTTTACTTATGTATTCCTCGGCGCCAAATTCCCAGTTGTGCTCAACGTTTTCGTAAGAATTATGGTCGGCACAAAGGATGATTTTACTGTGCGGGTGTAGCTCCGACAGGTAGCTGATAATGTCGCAACCGTCGCAGTCAGGTAAGGCAATATCAACGAAGATAACCTTGGGATCGAGTTGAGCGAGTAAAGGTTTAGCGTCGTTAATATCCGCGCTACCGGTGATCTGGTCATAACCTAGTTCGGTGAGAATCGCGGCTAAAGAACTACGCATGGACTGATCATTATCGATAATCAGAATTGGCTCCAGCGGGCGAACAAACTCCATAATGCATCTTTTTTATTGCTGTTTTAAACAATACTATGCGATAAGGCGCATTTGCTCAATACAACCAAGGCATGATTGAACACTTATCGTGAATTTAATCGACATTTAACGTGAAGCTATAGCCGCTGTGATACTTAGTGCTATAGAGATGAGTAGAATAATACTTATATAAAGCATGGAAATGTCCGATACCGTCTAGTATTGGACATATATAGGCGTATGGATTCTTGCTGCTGCATATAAACCTTAATAACCTATAATTTATGTTATGTTAAATAGCGCATTTATAATTGTAAGGGGTTGTTCATTTCTGTAAGGGGTTGTTCATTTCTAGAATGCAGAGGTTATGAAAAATTTGGCCATCTGGTTTTTGCAAAGTCCTATTTTACTGGCATTCGGGCAATCCGCGCGTCGATTTTATAAAACATCGATTACGGTGAGTTTTAGACAAACACCGTTCAAACTATCTCAAAACCCATTCACTATTGCTCATTCGACGTTTATTTTTGGATGGGTTTAACTCACTTTAAACGCCCTTTAAATACGTTTTAAATCCGCTTTAAAGATTTCTGATTGCTACTACAGAGTTAAATTGTGATCCTCGCTCAAGCACTACAATGACATCACCTAGCAGCAATTGGATTTGTTTGCCCGTAGCCACCGCATTTAGCAATAGTTCTACTATTACCTGGGATGTGATCACCACGGTACTCGTTTCAGCTGCTTTGTTCTTGATGCGCAGCTTTCCAAGTGCATCAGCTGACATATGCCCCAAGGTAAATGCTTTATTGGCAGCGCTACTTGTTTGCGTTGCGCTTTGTGCTGCAATGGCCGCCACCTGTTTGCTTAAAAAGCCGTTAGCCTTGGCCACCGCTTCATTAAACTGAGGAATCGCTATCTTTTGTAATTCACCATCCAGCTTAGCTATGGCTTTGCCGGCTGAAATGTCTGCACCTAGCCATGCCTTACCTGGGTTGTAATCCCAGCCAAGATCTATACCTGGGTACTTCTGTAATACCTCGCCTGTAACCGCATCAGTGGTATCGAAGGTTTTAAGCTGCTCGGATAAGGTGCTGGGGTCTGTAACCTTCAAGCCCATGCGCTCGATATCACGTTTGTTTAGTGAGACCACTTTGCAGCGGCAGCCGTAGCCATTTGGCGGGTAATGGGTGTCCCAAAATGGATGATCCAGCGGCAGTAATATGTAGCTCCAGCGGTTGTGATCCGGGCGAACCCGACTATCACCTGCAGTGGTATATAAAAGATAAGGTCTGCGCCCTTTCAACCTTTCTTGCTGTTGCCAGCGCCCTGCAGCTCGCGCCGTGTTTTTATTGTTTTGGTAAATGACCTCGCTGCGCCAACCCCGCTTGCCATTATATGACCAGCCATGGTCCGCGACGATTTTATCAAAGCGCTTTCTAAACGCAGTGATCGTCTCGCCATCGGCAATGGCCTTGTCCACCGCTTTATAGAACTCGGTGAGCATTTCCATATTGGTCACGCCGGCAACGGTAAAAGCCTTTGAGTGAATAAGGCCGCGTATATCGCGGTATTCAGCGGTTGGCACTTTAATTTTCTGGCGAAAAAAGGCGATCGCTTCTTTAAAAGGAGTTAAATCGCCATATTGGGGAGCGCTTATAGGCATTGTTACTGCTCTTTTAACGACTGTTGGATGTCTTGAATTTCATTGCGGCGGGAATTGTCGCGGCTATTACCGAAGAAGAAATTAAGTATCGAAGCAACCACGGTACCAAGGATAAAACCAAGGATGGTATCGGCAAACCGCGTTGACGCTTCGGGTATCTCGGTGAACGTAATAAGGCCTATATATAGTGCAGTAACAACCGACCAGAACCAGGCGTAGTAATAGATGAAGCGCTTTGAAAATTTATCATCCTGGTTAAGGGCTGATATCTGCATTTGTCGTGCGCTTTGGGTGTTTTGAAAAGCGAGTTTATCAAGCTCATTCTCGCGGTTAACGAGCATCATCTTCAGCTGGTTCTGCAGCTCTTCTGACTGTTGAACACGGGCTAAAGCTTCTTCAGGCGTAGCGCTATTGGTGAGCGTTTGCGCAATGTTAACGACTTTTGAAGCAACCGCTTCGCCGTTATCGCCCCCTATCCACTGCCCAATTTTTTTATCCAGGCCGGTGAGCTTGGCTAGCCCAAGCGCTATTGTGATCGGTTCCATAGGATTCTCCTAGTGCCTTAATGTTATACGCGAGTGGCGTTTCTGATGTTTTCATATACTTGAGCTGCAGCGATTCTTTCAGGGCCCAACTCGCAATTTACAAAGTATTCATGAGCTAGCTTTTCTGCTTCTCGCATATACTCAAGCAATTTTCTTTTCCGCTCATCTTGAGAAGGTTTTAAAGATGGGACTTGTTCACTCATAGCTTTCTCCTATTAAAATTGGCAACTGTTGGTATCTATTAGCTCTAACCCTTCAATCCGCTTGAACTGGCGTACCAGCGACTTTGCAGTAGTAAATGAGCAGTCGAAGAACTCACGTTTTTCGTACAAGTTTGGGTAGTGCTTCTTGGCATCGCGTTTACCAAACGCCTTCTCTATGCGTTTGATGTCAGCAGCCTTAAAAACACTGAAGGTACGTTTACGCCACACTTGCTCTAAGCAGCTGGGGCGGCTATCTGATTTTGTATACCACTCGCCTTTGATTTCATGGTCGATGTAAACGGCTAGCATGGTTGTTGACTCAGATTTCTTAACTCGCTGCACAGAGATTTCATGATCCCCGAGCTTGAATCGTGCATGGCCAAGCATTCCCGCTAAGTTTGTTTCTATCTCGCTCCATTGCTCTTTTGTGATGGGCATAGGAACCTCCTACAACTTGGCGATATCTAGCGAAATGGCAACGTCATGGCCATTGGCGTCTTGCTTGTAGAAGCGAATAAATCGGCTTGAGTCCACTACCCCAACCGACTCGGCAATAATGTTCATGGCCTTTTGCCACTTGCCCGACTCGTCCGCAATTTCGAGCTTACGAAGCGATAGGATGCGCTGCGGATTAAGCGAGCCTTGCTTGTCGGTTGAAAACACCTTGCTGACAATGGCGCGAATGTTTTGGTTGCCGTCGGCGGTCCATTCTTCCAGGCACTCATCAATGAGTTGTTTGGCCAGTGTCAGCTCAGGGCCAAGCTCGATGCGCTCCTGGGTTTGCACTTTTACAGACAACTTGTTGTCGAACGAGCGCAGGGTCACATTGCCCTTTTTACCGCCCAGCTCTACTTCATGTTCCTGGGCAAGCAGCTCGATAAAATCGTCAACCTCCTGCATTTGTGCCTGTTTAAACGCGGCCAGCTCTGCTTGTTGCTTTTCGGCCAGGGCTACGGCTTTTTGCACAAACTCGTCTTTGATCAAGTCATTTTGTTTGATGTTGGCAATAGCTACCAGGTTGCCTTTGCCGTCTTGTTTGTAGCCTTCGGGGATTGGGTTTGTCATGGGTTACTCCGTCATTTCTGTGGTATTGGCGTCAAACATGCCCGCCGCAAATTCATACTCCAACGCGCTGGCGGTTACCTTGGCTAGTTCGTTGTCGTTCATGTGCGGGAATGCGTCTTTAATCTGGGTTTTAAGCTGTTCGAGATTTTCAGCGGCTTTGGCAAATTCAAAGATTTGCTTAAGCGTATGATCCGTAGCGGCATCGAACTGCTGCTGCGCATCAATATCGAGTTCCGGCGCGCTGGCGAAGGAAAACTCCGACTTGGCCGGGGTGGCTATGCCTTTACCATCCTCTGGCACATCCAGCAGGGTTTCGCCTTTTTTAGGTTGGGGAATGCCCAACTCTTTATAGGCCCATGCCATCGACACCGGCACCAATTTGGCCGACTCTTTCACGCGGTTAACGGTTTCTACGTTTACATCGCGCTTATCCTTGTAGATGAACTTAGGCAACTCGCCGCCATCGAAATTAATCTGGTGCAACTGCTCGATAATTTGGTTGCGAGCATCGGCTACCAGAGCTCTGTCGGCGCGCTGATTTTCTCCGGCTCGTTTGGCGTGGGTTTCGCTGGCAGCACGGGCGCCGCCGCCCTTTTGCTCGGTGGCCAGCGTTTGGCTTGTCAGTGCCTTGCTGATTTCGGCGTTACACAGGTTGATTAGGCGCTCGGGCAGTGGCTCGCCGCCGCCTTTGCGTTCCAGTATTTCCACACTGGTATCGTCGGGAATGGCAGCAATGCCGTCTTCAACCAACTTGGCAAGGCCGTCTAACAGGTTGCCAATTTCCTTATCGTCTGCGCCCATAGGGTACTTACCCACGGGGAATGGAATACCAAAGCGCTCGCACAGCTGCACAAAGAACTTAAAGCCGCCGTGTTTAAAGGTCCATGGCCAAAAGCAGCTGCTCAACAGCGCTATGCCATAAGGGTTGTCGGCTTCTGGCATATGGCGAACACATACCCAGCGGCGCGGGTCGGTTGGCTCACCCATGGGGTTTTCCGAGGTTTTAACCTTAAGTTCGTGCGCCTGGTTAAAGACAAATTGGGTCGACTTCCACGCCTCAACACTACCCGGCAGCCACTGGCCATCGCTCTTTTCATACGCGCCCAGGTGTAACACTCTAAAGCCGTGCAAAATGGCGCTGTACGCATGCCAATCCATATCAAGCCACGAGGTATTTTTCATCGGACGACGAGCAAAGAATCGCTTAGCCAGCTCATAGCTTTTCATGCTTGCTGCGTCTTCGCCACCGGGCACCAGCTCATAGTTAAAGCTGTGCAGGCCACTGCGTAACGATCGCAGCTCACCAATTACATGGGGGTCGCGGCTTATTTCGTTATAAATAGCGGTGTTTTTACCGGCTTTGCGCAATATTGGATCGAGGTTCGGTAATTCCCCCAGTAGCGGCAACAGGCGTTGATCCAGCGTGCTACTGCTAAACATCCGGGTAATGGCCTCATAGGCCTTTGAGTTAACTCGCGGCTTGCTCTTGCTATACATGGTAACCTCGTATTGATTTCGTCACGCGGCGGCTGGCCGTGCGTGGAATGCCGCCTGCTCCCGTGCTTGCCAGCATCCACAAAATGGCCAGCGTACAGCTCAGGTCATAGTGGTGGGCGGTTTGTTTTTCGGGCCAGTTTTCCAGCTCATCAAGCAACAGACGGCAATTAGAATGAAAGGCAATCTGCGCCGGCTGGTTGGTAACGTAAGGCTCAAGGGCGCCAATGCGTTCTTCCTGGCTCAGTGATGCAGTAACCCCACGCAGCGGCAGTGCTATGCCCTGCTCTAGGCCGCGCTTAATAAACTCACTGCGCATAAAGTCAAAGGCGTTGTTGTTTTCAAAGCCCCACACCTTGCAGTTGTACTCGCGCTGGGCGCGGATAATGTCGTTAAGCAAACGACTGGCACCGCGCACTTTGCGGCTCTCGTACTCAACGTGCAACTTACCCAGGTCGCGGCTATAAAAACCCACCAATATGGCGCTGGGGTCGGCCTTTTCAGTTTTGCCCATGCTCGGGTCGCAAGCGCCGTAGGCTATCCAGTCGCTTAGGCGGTCTACCCAGAAATCGAACTGGTAGAAAATCGCTTCTTCGTCAGATTTGGCGATGCCCTGCATCTCTCGATTAAATTCGCGTTTGTTGGCGGCCCACATAGCCATCAAGTCATACAGTGTGCGCACGCTGGGCCAAGACGTTTGCGCCCCTTTGCTCATCTGCTTCTTATTCTTGATCCAGAACTTAAAGCTGGGTTTGTCCTCGGTGCTGACCGCCTCGCCCTTGGCTGCTGCTTTCTTCTGGTATTCCTTATCCTTATGCAGCATCAGCTCGCGGCACTCTTCCCACATATCCATGCGTTCAGGCATTTGTTTAATGGCCTTAAAGCGATGCACCATATGCCCCGGCGCCTGTTCGGCGCGGGAGATGGGGTCGTCATTATTAAGGACGGTGTTTACACCCAGGAACTTAACCGTGCCATCGGGTGGGCCGAGGTATTGCACTGCAGCCTCAAGGAAGCGCCAGCGAGCATCGCGCATAGTGGCCGATTTGGCCTCGCTATCGGTGATAATGTCATCGGATAAAAGCAGCTTGGGGCGGCTGGCGCCGTGGAAGGTACCGCGCACCGACTGGTCTGCGCCTCGGCTTTCAAAGCGCACGCCCTGGGCAGTAATAAACTCGCCAATTTTCCACACCGGGCTGGCCTGGCAAACCTCGGGGAAGTCCAGCGCCAGGTTGTTATTGTTCAACAGCTCGGTTTTAACCACCTCTAAGGTTTTGGTCGGTAATTTGGTTTCGGCACCAAACAAGATTACAAAGTCGATAAAGATATCCGGCTTGCTCAGGCCCGTTTCTGCTCGCACCTCGGCATCTTGCAATAAAGCCAGAACGGCCACATACACAGGACCAAGTTTGACCGCCAGGGTCGATTTAGCTTCACCACGGGGCGCCACAAACCAATCTTTCCAGCCGTTTTTAAGATTAAGCGCCTTGGGGAACCAATCCATAAAATACTGCTGAAACTCGGACGGCTTTTGGCCTTCCAATAACCACATATGGTGCGGAAAATAGGTATACACAAAGAATTCGAAATCACCGCCCAACACCCGTTTACGGCGCTCGGCGATGGCCGCAGGGCTCGGGTCTATGTTGCGCTCTTTGGCTTCAATGTCACGGCGCAGCGCGCCGGTGATCTGCTCTATCTCTTGCAAGAACTCTTTGGAATTCATATCCGCCATTAGTCGTCTAGCTCCTTATCCAGGACAGGAGCAAACGACTGCAGTATTTCAACCAGAGGCTCGGTAAACTCAGGGTGCTTGCGCGACACAAACTGCGCCAGCTTCTTAATGACCTCGGTAGCTATGGTGCGTTTTTCCAGGCGCTTATTACCGCCTGACACCTTCATTACCTTGCTCATCATATCGGTGAGGCTGGAAAGGATCTTAGTGCGCTCAGGTAAAGGCAATCCCTCGCCATTTTCTTTGAGCAAGTTAAAGGTTTCATTTACCTGGATGGTAAATTCTTCGATAAAGTCGGCGGTAAACTCCCCCGCTTCACCTTCTGTACGACGGCTGGCGGCACGGGCTAAATCCCAGTCATCGCCGGCGGCCTTGGCTTCCATCTTCCAGCGCCGTGCGGTGCCATCGGCAACGCTATGCTTAATGGCCGCCACAGATAGCGCCAGTAACTCATTAACGTAGCTGTGCCGTACAGCGTCTTTGACGTCTTGGGAGTGAGCCATTAGTTAAGTACTCCCTGCTTGAGGGCTTCGGCTACTAAAGTGACGGCGAGCCCTGCTGCACCACCGACACCGGCCATCTTTACCCGGTTTTTAGTAACCTGTTTTTCAACATCCGTTACGCGGTCTTCAAGCTTGTCGACACGGGCATTAATGTCCTGCTTTAACGAGCTAAGCTGCTCTAGAATCGCCGTCTGCCCAGCCTGAATTTGGCCGATATTCTGAAATAGTAGGTTTTCTTGTTCTGGAGTCATGTGGTTGGTCCTTATGGCTTAAACACTTTAATGCCAGCCCAGGTGGGCGTGCGGACATCAAAATGGAACCAGTTCACATCGGCTTCAATGGCAGTGATATGAGGGAATAAGTGAGGGTTCTCCAGCACATACTCGCGTACTTCTTCGGCGCTAAAGTCTTTAAACGAGCAATCAAAGGCTTTGCCTAGCTTATGCTGGCTGCGCGTGGCACCAACTTCGCACAGCAAGGGGCGATAGCCACGGTATTGAAAGCCGCCGTTAACTGTGTGCCAAGTATTTACAATGCACGGGCCAAAGGCTTCGCGCAGTGCCTGCAGTGTTTCCAGGGCGCGGGGGTCAAAAAGGTTGGTTAGAAATAACGGGTTGTCCGCGAATGCTTCATACACATCCTTGGGTACCAGTTCTTGGAAGATAAAGTCGGGTGCCTTGGGCACTTTCACTCTAGCATGAGGCTTCATCGCATACTGTCCTGTTGTGTTGTTTAAGTCTGTTTTTATTCATCAGATAACACGCAGGCAGTCGTTTAGGCGGCGGTGTGGGCTGTGTTTCGCGTTCAATTATGGCGTCAACTTGCTTTCGTAAAATAAACGAATAGCGATCAGGACATTGCTGCCATAGTTGATTGCGTTTTTGCTCACAAGGCTCATGGGCGATTTGTTCGGCCAATAAACACAGAAGCGGTGCATGCGATGTTGTCATGCCCCAAGTGTGTCAATTGTGAGGGTTTAAAACCTATGTAAAGTGCTTTTCAGCGAGGGAATATCTACGGGGAGTAACTAGGTTAGAATAAAAAGGCGTGCCATTACAAGAGGGGCACGCCAGTTAATTTAAAGTGCGTTTAAACATGGGTTAAATAGTCGGTTTCATTGATGCTTTTAAACGACTTCTCCGGGTCGGCATAGTAGGTATCAACAAAATCCCTTGGGATGCGGGTGATCTTAAGTTGCACCTGGATAACTTCGTTGCCGCTTTGCAGCTCACCCAGTGACACCTCGTTGTCGGCATAATCGCCTTCGAACATGTCTGTTAGCAGTGGCTCGATATTGTCCACGGCCAGCGCCGCAACTTCTTTAGCTCCGCTCATTTATCTGCTTCTCTTTCAATCGAGCCAACGTCTTCTTGACTATCTCTTCACGCCAAGGCAACGCTTTTTCGCAGGCCTCCTGCATGGTGTCGCCGTATATCCATTTGCGAGCATAATAACCCCAGTGAAACGTGTAGGAACCACATTTTAATAGCTCTCTGGGTAACGGCGTTGCAAACTGAACCAGAAACCCTTGCTTGCCTTTTTGGCGAAGGTAATAAGAGATTTCTTCATAACCAAGACTTGGGCAATGATTCATTTCTTCGTAAACTTTTTCCCATTCTTCAATGGGGAGCTCTAAAGCAGCAAAGACCTTGTCTGTGTCTTCATCAAATGCGTCTCTAGCATCATCAGCAATGGCTTCATCAATCATTTGTACCGCGATACAAATCACCTTATCAGCGCGTATATCGCCAGCCATTTCTTCTAGTATTTCTTTACTAATATTCATCTTATTTCCCTAGTTCCTGTTGCTCTTCGCGCTTATATATAGCGCCTGGTGAAAACAAACATTCATTATCTGCAAGTTGATCTAGCGGAATGCCACCATCGTCATCTTCAAATGCAGGTCGGTCTAATACCCATTTGACACCATTTTTAACAATCCACTCCGGTGCAAAGTGATCACCGCATGCCAGGCTTATATTGCTTTTGCCATCTTTCATCTTATTTCCCTAATTCTTGCTGCGCTTCGCGCAGTTCGTTTAACAAAGCCTCGACTTGTAAGCCAAGTAACCGCCTTTGCTTGATGTGTTGGGCCAGTAACTTAAGCCCAAAGTTAAGTTGCCATTTGTTTGGCTTGATACCACCTGATAACTGCAAGGCGGTAGCCATTACAAAGTTGTCCTTATCCATCTAAAAGCCCAGCCCCAGCTGCGAGCGATCTTGTTTGTGCTCGGCATAAATCGAGGTGATCTGCTGGCGGGTAATACGGAACCGGCGCACCAGCTCCTGTATCGAGCACTCTCGTTTATCCAGGGCGCTGCATATCTCGCGGTTACGCAACTGCATCAGCACCTTGTTGAGCATGGGCACCTGGTAAGTGCCACCGCCCATTTGCTGCGCCCACAACTGCGCCAGTTCCTGGCCAAACACCTTCACCACCACATCGCCTTTTTTAGGCGTCGGGGGGATGTAAAACACCTGCCCTTGATGCTCGGTTAACACGGTGATCGCCTGCTCGGCACCCAGCTTTTCAACTATGATGCGCAGGCCATAAGGCAATGCTCGGGTATCAATATCTAAGGCCATAATTCAGTCCTCCAACAAATGATCCAGGCCGTGGCTGCGGTCTATCGCTCTTTGTTCGTGATAGGCCTCAATATCACGGCGAATGCGTAGCTGCTCCTTGTCCTTTTCTTTCACCTTGCGGCGGTCCGACACATCCTTTTCCTGGTAACGTGGGTGGCGCGGGTTTATCACCATGCTCCACTGAATTTCACTGGCCATGGCAACGCTCCTTTTGTTGCGCCTTAGCACGCTTAAGCCACTGCTTAAGCACCTCAATAATGGCGCCCCACTGGCTGGCGCTTTGCGCCAGGGTTTTACCCTGCAGGTGCTTGGCGCAGAAGTTGTCGCAGGCTTGTTTTGAGTCAATGTTTACCGCGCCGGCGCGGAACAACTGGCCCCACAGGCTGTAAATCATTTTGAGCTGTGGCGGCAGCTCTTTACTTTCTTTGGGTGCCATAGAGCGGTAACGCGTAAGCAATTGCTGTTGCTCCAGCTTGGTCAGCTTGGTGCTGCTGTTTTCGCGCCGGTTTGAGATATAAAGCACATTGGCGCGGTGGGCATCATCGCTGATGCCTGCCGCTTTTTGTGCAATCTTAATTTGTTGCACCAGGTTGCTCATGCGCTTTGCTCCAGGGTTTTCACTTCAAACGAGGGTGACGGCTTAATAGAGATAATACGCACCGACCAGTTTTCATCGTCGCCGGTGTGCAGCGGTGGCAACTTGCGGTTGTACAGGTTAAAGCGGCGGCAGGTCACCTCGATGCTGTTGTCTTTATGCACCTCGGCCATAGAGTGGAACTTGTCCGCAACCAGCATAGCGAAGGCACCCTTAACATTGCCGTCGCACATATCCAGGCGCGTGCCCTCTGGGTCTAAATCGCTTAGCGACTGCATCATCATGGTGTTCGATACGTTATCGTTAACGGCGATACGAGCGCTAAAGCGAATGGTGTTTACAGTGATTGAAAAAGCCATGTTGTTATTCCTTTTTAAAAATTTAAAGTGGGTTTAAACCGCCGTTAAACGGCGGGTTTGTTTAATACAGAAGAAAAGATCCCGTTCACCAAAAGCTTGTCCACCGGCACATCCGGCTTCTTGTAGGTGTGGTTTAAAAGGTGCGGCAGCAGGTTGCCAACCAGCTCACGGGCATTACCTTCAACGCGCTTGTGTAACCAGGTCCACCATGCTGCGTCGTCTTTGGCGAGCTTTACCGTGCCCTGGGTCAGTTCTAAGAACAGGGTGCGAATATCCTCAACGGTGATCTGGCCAACGGGCTTGGGCCAAAAGCACACACGGCTGGAGATAAGCTCGTAGCGTTCGTGGGTTTGCAGCTTGTCTTGCAACTGGATATTGCCCACCAGGGTCACCCCTACGCGGGCACGGTCACTAATGGTGCGCAGTGGGTCCAGGGCATTGGGCTTACATTTGTCGGCCTCGTCTAAGATGATCACCCGGTTGGTATCACGCAGGGTTTTAATGATCTTCTCCATGTTCTTATAGCCGCTGCCGCTGCGCGCTAAACCCAGCTGATACACCAAGGCTTCAAGCACCTGGGTACTGGTCGTTTGCTCCGAGCCCTCAATCAAAATGGCGTCGGTGTCGTTGCGGCAATACTCGGCAATGCCTTTGCTTTTGCCGATACCCGCTTGTCCGGAGAACACGCTAAAGCGGCGTTTTTGTTTTGCTTGCTCACAGGCCAGAGTGATAAGGCGCACTGTGCTGATGTCTACAAATGGCTCAGCGCCGTAAACGATATGTATCGGTTCTTTACGCTCTGCCTCGGCATCAGCCTGCTTGGCCTGCTCCAGTTCTGGCGGGGCAATCAAGCCCCAAATGTCGTGCAGGTGCTTGCTGGGCTTAGCCTGGTATTTACCGTTAATAAGCTGCGAAATAGTGCCGGGGCTTTTCTTTAAGCTGCTAGCAATGCTGGCACTGGTCACCCCCTGGGCGCGCAGCTCTGGTGCATGCAAACGCAAGCGAATGCGGGTACACAGGGTTACGTCATCCGGGCTATATGAGTCCTGGTAACCCAAGCCGGCATCGAGCTGCTCTGGGTCGGCATCGCCAAAAATCATCTGCCATAGTGCGTCTATTACCTTGGCCGGGTTAACCGGCGACTCTCCCGCCAAAATGGTTTTCACCGCGCTTAGGGCGTAGCCACAATTTAGCTCCACATCGGTCATGCCGGTGGCTTCTAGCTCAGTGTTTATCAGCGTGACTTGTAGTTGCTGGCGCTCGGTGTAGTTGTTGTTAAAGTTCATAGCTGCTTTCCTGCTTATTGTGTTGTTCAGGTTGACTAAAAAGGTCTTCTAGATTCGGCGCTTTGGCCGTAGTCTCAGTGGTTACTGCAAAATCGAATACGTCGAAGGTGTTGCCTTGCTTGTGCTCCAGTGCCGGTGTCTGGGCTGGCGCCGCCAGCTGCTCTACGGCATCAACGTCAATCACACGGTCACTTGCTTCCTGGGCCAATACCTCTTGGCGGTGTGCTTCAAGACGCTTAAGGCGACCAGCGCGGCGTTTTTGCTCGGCCTGCTCAATACGCGAGTCAGGCAGGGCCATCGCCTTGGTTTTAAGGTTGGCAATCATCAAAAACTCGCCGCTTAGGCGGTACAGCTTCACGTAGCTGTCGTCGTGCAAGTCGTAGGCGGCTACCAGTTCCTGGTCGTTAAACTGGTGTAGGTAATCGGCGCTGTAGGTACGCTTATGCAGTACAAAGCGGCCGCGGCGAATGTTCACCTTCTCACGCGGTAGAATGACAAAATCACTCTCAAGCGGCGGTACGCGCTCTATTTCATCCCACACCTGCTGGCGGGTTTTGCCCTCAATTTCAGGGTGCGGGCTGTTGTGATAGTCATCCAAAAAGGCCGTGAACTCGGCTATCCACTCGTCAACCGTTGGCAGCTTACGTTTGCCTTGTTTTACTTCTTTAAGCACCAGCTGCTTATGGCGTTCGTCATGGTGACGGCCACAGTAAGTGTCGAAGCGCTTGCCCACACGGTCTTCCATATGCAAGAAGAAACGCTCTATCCACTTGGCACGGGCATTCCCTGGGATGGCAAAAATAACGTCGATTTCAAACTGGGCATAAAAGCCGGTGGTGTCGTCGTTCATCAGCTTGTTTTTATAGCCAGAACCGTTATCCAGGTAGAACATGGCCGGCACATGGTTATGCACCTGCATGGCACGGCTAATGGCTGTAAGCGTGTCGATGGTGTTTTCCGCATAACCCAGCTCCCAGCCAACGATGCAGCGGCTGCCCACATCCTGAAAGGCGGTAAGCTCGGCGCGAAACCACTTGCCTGTTTTTGGGTGCGCCAGGTAGACGTCCAAGGTGTGGCCATCGCCGTTGTATAAGAACCCCGGCTTAATGTTGGCGGTGGAGCGCAGCAAGTGATCCTTGTGCTTCTCACGGTACAATTTAGCGCCCATGCGGTACGGGCTTTTTGGCCCCAGCTCATGCGGCAGGCTGTTAATAAAGCGGCGTACCTGATGATGCTGGGCGTCATACCCCTCTTTCACCAGTTGGTCGGCCACCTGGGCAAAGCTTGGACTGTTGGGGCTGTGGTACAGCGCCAGACAACGGGGCAGCCATTTGTGCGCGGTGGCCGTTTTACCCTTGTAGCCCGGTAACAGGCCGTTAATGCCCTGCTCTTTATAGGCGTTATACCAGTTATAAACGGTGGCCCGTCCGGGCAGTTTGCCAATGGTCGATATCGCATTGGCCACGGCAGCGGGTGCGGTACCCTGGCGAACCTGGGCAACCAGGTTGGCAAAGGCTGTGGCAATGCCGCCGTCTTCTTTGCTTACCAGGTAACGTATGATCACAGCGCGCAGGCTCGCTGTTTTACGGGCTTTTTCATTGGCGCTGTTCCAGGGCGACTGCTCGGCCTGCACCGGCAGGTTATTGTATTTCTGAACGGCTGGGTGCATGGCTACTGCCCTCCTTTACGTGCAGCGAACTGCGACAACATAAATTCGCGGTTGGCCTGGGCGTCTTGCCATTCGTCTTCGCTGTACACAGGCAGCGACTCGGCACCAATAAAGTGCTCCTCGCCAAATTCATTAACGACCGACTGCAACATCTTGTTGATGCGCTGCTGTACACCCAGCCACAGGTGATACACGCTCTGCCCTGCCCCGATTCGGGCGTCCAGGTCTAGGTCACGTTGCTGCAGCAGTGCTTCCACTTCGGCAATGTTCTGTTCCAGCGACTCGTTCACTACACTGGAATGGGCGAAGGTTTCGCGGCGTACATGGGCACACAAGGTAGGAATGCCATAGAGCTGGTCTGGCGCTTTGCGCAAGCGCTCGTTCTCAAGTTCGTTGATAAGGCTTGCGTTTGACTCTTCCAGTGCATCCGTTCTTTCGGTCAGCTTTTGCACCTGCTCGCGGATGTCCTTGCCCTTGGTTTCGGCCAGCACATCAAAGTCGTCGTCGTCCAACTCGCATAAAGACTCAAGCGGCACCTTAGTGAGTTCTGCAAGTTGATGTTGGTTGAGATTTAAAAGCGACAATTTGTCGCTTTTGCTTTTTGGCAAACCTGAAAGCATTTTGGAGATTGCGATGGAGCGTTGAGCTGTTCTTTTGTGGATTCCTCTTTGCTCAAGCAAAGCTAAATACTCACCGTGTGAAACTTGTTGCTTAACATTCATCAGGATATAGCCCGCTTCCGCAGCATCGGTGAATTGACGGTTCGCGAGAAACACAACGCGATCCATACATTCGTCAACGCTTTCCGGTATCACGATTTGCAAAGGAGACTTTAACTGCTCGATCTGGTACTCGATTTCGTTGGCGTTTTCCTCGCCCACAATGTTGGCTAGTGCGCTGCCCTGAATTTCAGGCAGATCTTGGTCTTTGATTGTCATTATTTTTTCCTTATTTCTATCCTAAGAAAGGAGCCTTAAACGGGCTTTAAACTGGGTTTTTAAGGAATGTGTTCATTGCGGGGCGTCGCCGTTAAGCAGGGTGTCGGCAATATAGCGCTGCATATTGGCGCGCTCTTCTATCTCTAACTGCAGCTCGGCATGCTGTTGCAGCATTTGTGCGCGCTGGTCTACCGCGCGGTGCAAAAGAGGGTTTAGCAGCACATTGGCTGGCTCCATAGATTGCACCGCATAGCATAGCGCCGGCAGGTAGTGCATGGGCATGTGGCTGGGTTGGCTCGGTGCCAGCCATTTATTGAGCTTGGCCTGATCGATATGCTCATGGGGTGAGTGCAAGGCATCGTTCATGCGCTCCGCTATCATAGGGCGGCCCAGGCCCGAGCGCTTCATTGCCGTACACACAGTGTGAATAAACAGGTTGTAGATATTGCAATCGGGGGCAATATCGCCGGTTAAAATGCTGGCTTTTAATTGTTGTAGTTGTTTTGACTGCTGTTCCATCGTAAACGTCTCTGTAAAAATTACCGTAAAAAGAAAGAGTTAAATTACCTTGTGCAATTGAGTTAGCGCGTTAATGCTTAATGTCCGTGGAGCAACTGCTGCAACTCCTGGCACTTTTGCTCACGATCAATCCTGGCTTGGCCGCGATTTTTGTACGCGTCAACATCGGGGAAAACTTCGTTCACATCTTTTTCGATGACCTTGGCAATTGCTGCAGCAATGCGATTAGACGTGGTGTGGCGATTAACGACACTGGAGACATGGGCAAGGCTAACACCCAGTACGGAGGCAACGATGGAAAGGGAATACCCTTTTTTAATAAGGGCTTGTTTTATTTCGGTGGCGTTCATTGTAAAGTACCTTTTGGTTGTGCCTTTCTTGTTAATACTTTGGCGAGCTAAGCAAGAAAGGTTTTAGTTAATGTGTGGTGAGTATAGTTTCAATATATTGAACTAGTCAACACCTTAATGTTTCAATATCTTGTAGTTATGACTTCAAATATAACTATCCAATTGATATTGCTTATTTTATTTATGGATAAAAGTTTCAATAAATGACATCTTTTTTGCGGGATGAGCGTAATAGGCTTGGCTTGACACAAGCAGAAGCGTCTAAAGCCATAGGTGTAGGTAAAACGACTTTATTACGATGGGAGTCTGGTTACCCTATTCCATCAGACAAATTAATTGCGCTATCAGATATAGGCTTTGATGTTAATTACATTCTCAAAGGCTGTAGCTCTACAGCTATTGATAAAACTCAAAGTACAACCCTCCAAGCGAGCCATGCTGATTTGATCGTGGTTCCCCAGTTTGATCTTGCTGCCAGCGCCGGTGGTGGTGCCTTGGTTGTAGCCGAGCACCCTGTTGCTCGTTTTGAACTTTCAAAAGTCTGGTTGCAGCAAAATAACCTACACAATAAAAAGCTGACCGTGGTGCCAGTACGTGGCGACAGTATGGAAAGCACTTTATTCGATGGTGACCTCACGCTGGTGTCCTTAGTGCAGGAACCTGGCGAAGCCCGTGAAGGCGTGTGTGTATTGCGCTTTGACGATGAGGTATTTGTTAAGCGCATTCAATATGACTGGAAAGCTAAAGGCTACCATGTGACCAGCGACAACAATGCTTACAGCGCCTTCTATGTTGACGCCGATGATGTAAGTGATGGCCGTTTTGCGGTACTGGGTAAAGTCGAACGCGTACTGCAACGGGCTAAAAAGCTGGATTAAAAATTAATAATTAGCAGGAATAAACATGGAACTGTTAGAACGCAAGTACGTACGCGAATTGGCCAGTCAGCATAACACTCGCCTACAAGCAGCAGCCCTCGATAATACGACCCCTCAGCTGCTGCTCGATTTTGAAGATGAACTTAATGAGCTCACTAAAGCTCTTAGCGAAGAAGACCGCAATGAATTTGATCGTCTTTACTATCAAGAAATGGATGCTTTAGCTGCGATGCAGGAAGTAGGGATAGAAAATAACAAATTAAAGATTGCTGAGTTAGAAGCTAAAACTGCTGAATTAGAATTAAATGAAGCGCAAAGGGAAGCTGAGGAAGCCAAGCTAATTGGCTATATTGTCGCTTTTGTCGTTGTCTTTTTTGTGTTTTATCTCGTATTTGAGAAGTGATGTGCAGGCGGTTAACTTAAAGCGCGCCAAGCATTACGCGCAGCTGCAAATTGCTGTCGCCCCCAAGGCAATTAAAGCAATGGCCGCTGAGCATAACGACCATATGAATGCGCTAAAAAAATATCGCAGTCTCAGAAACATTGAACCGCCCGAGTTCACCCTACCCAGCCATGCCAGTTATAAGCAGCTCGCTATCATCTACAAAAAAGAAAAACGCTGGGATGATGTGATCGCCCTGTGCAGCCAGGCACAAGAGCAAGGCTGGGCTGGTGACTGGGAATGGCGTATTGAAGAAGCACAAGCGAAGCTTAATAGTAAAACCTAGGAACACCATGACAAATAAAATAAAACAGATATTCAAAATATCGTATGACACAACAGCAACGAAAGATCACACTATTGACGCCGAGTTGCTTGGAAACGCAATAATGAAAACGGCCACGGTTCTTAAGCATACTGATAAGGTTTTAAACGGTGAAGAGTCAACCCTTGATTTAGAAGTTAAAGCTAATAGTGAGGGGTCGTTCGTCATTGAGTTTGTAACCTGGTTTAACCAAAGTGGGGTAAATCCTTTGTCTTTGCTTGGGTTCGCCTCTTCGGCGTTCGGTGTAAAAACAGTGATGGATGTTCTTGGTGAAATTAAGTCACGCCCCGTAAAAACCTACATAGATATGGGTAAAGGAATAACAAAGCTGATCCTTAATGACGGTACCGAGGTTGAGGCTGATACAAAGGTAGCGCGCTTGGTAATAGATCGCACTTTCCGTAAAGAGTTGGAAACGGTTATTAAAGCCCCTCTAGAAGGCGCCGATAATGCCAAGCTAATTTTTAAAGATGAAAACGATACCGAAATTTCGGAGTTTTCAGAAGAGCAGGTTGAGAACTTCAAAACCCCAGCAAGAGCTGTTGTTGAAGAGGTTAAAGAAGAAATAGCCAATACAGAAGTGCGTTTTGTTAAGGTAAATTTTTACGGCGAAACTGGTTGGTCCGCACAACTTGCGAACGGCGATACCGTTGCTGTAAAAATGAAAGATGAGCACTTCCTTGCTAGGATAGATGAGAACAAACAGCTTTCCAAAGGTGATCTGTTCGTCGTAAAATTGAAAACAACAACAACATTTAAGTCTGGAAGCAACCCGGCCATTAACCGTGAAATCATTAGTGTTGAACGGCACAGGGCTGCAAAGGACGAAAAATTGATACCAGATAAAACCAATGACTGAGACTGAGGCATACATCCAATTGATATATATGGTAGGCATAGTTTTGTGTCTGCCGTATTTGTTATTTAGGTTGGCCCCTGCCTTAGCTAAAATCGTGGCCGCGCGATTCTTTCCACCTAAGTTTATTGATGTAGAAATCGTCGAAGGCGACCGCACGATTAAGAAACGTATTTCTTTAGAAGATGATGACGAACTGGTTAGTGCCCTGCTAAATGTAAAAAGGGGGCGCATGTGAGTAAGTTTTTTAAAAACCCTTTACTCGTCGCTATAGCTACGGGGATAAACACTATTGCCTTGGCCACTATACACGCGAATGTAACAGACGAGGGAGCTCAATTAGCATATTCAGCCTGTACGCCTTTCATATGTAATATGTTAGTACTCTTAATTGACTGGTTGTTAGCAAGTAAGAATGTTAAGTCAGCTGAACACTTGAGAATGGAACATAATCTTAAAGATCAAATTACCATTGCGAAGGCTAACTTAAAGGACGCTAAAGAGAGTGGTTTACCAACGGAAGAGTTCGAAGCTCGGTTAGTAGAACTCATGCAGGCCAGAACAAACATACCTGATTTGGTGAACCAGCAGCGTTTAACTCAATAAGGCCCCTATCTGGGGCTTTTTTGTGCCTGCAACCCTAAAGCGCCTGTAAGCCTTTCTAACGCCCTGTATTGGTTTTTGCTGTACGATGTGTCACCTAAAAACCGTTTAAACAAATCTGACGCGATTTAAACAGGGTTTAAACTTGGTTTGAAACACTTTTAAAGGCAAGGTTAAAAGCTGTGGTAAATTTACCAGTGGGAATTACTCACATGAAGTTTAATTTAACAATCAGTTAGAAGGGAACTATGACAAGGAAACGAGAAATAACACTAAGGGACATTGCACGCAAGAGCTCATCATTTCGCAAGGTTAATTATGTTCCAGCACGCAAAAAAAGCTTAGGGCAACTGAGGAGGTTCTGGGTTGCAATAGGAACACCGATATTAGTTGCGTCAATAGTTGCTTCGATAATTGCGTACACTTCGAGTTTTGAATTTTGTGGTAGATATCATTGTTTCAATGATGCACTGACATATTTTAAGGTGCCGCTCGGCATATTGGCGATTATTTTCCCCTCGGTAGCGCTGGTAGTTTCGCATCATCGTTCTGTCCAAACGTTAGCTCAGATAACCCAAGCTGAGCAAAACAACACGTATAATAACTACATTAAGCACCAAGAGGAGTTTAGACGTCGATTACAAGCTATAGAATCGAAATACAAGCTTGAGTTTGAGAGTTATGATGAGCTTTATGCCGAGGTATTTAGTGAGAATTCACCACTTCGCTTCTCACCCCAATCAGGGAAGAGCTATTTCACAACTTTGAAAACTGATTTAGAACACGCAGCGAATGTATTTAATCGACGCATTAATAACATTAATTCATCAGGGATGTTGTACGGCGCCTGTCACGCTGTATTTGATGACCTAAATATTAAAACTGATGGCTTGCTCGCCAGAACCCCAAAATCTTTTGAACAACCGGTTCTTAACATAACGAACACGGGCTTACAGCTGTACTGTAGTTTAGCCGCCGAACTGGCATTCTTTGCTGGCCAGCCATTATATGAAGTGGAATTTGAGAAATTAAGAGTGTACATCAGTCATAGGGATACTTAGAACTGATAATAATGACCGGCCCTAAGCGGGCCTTTTTATTTTCTTCTTGCTCTAAACGAACTAACAGATTAGCCGGATACCGTTATCTCCACTCTAACATGTAAAGTGTTTCCCCTGAGCGAGGCTTGTCTTTGATTAAGGCTATTAACTATCTTCGTCTAGTAGCGGCCGAGTTTCCCAGCTTCTATGAATCCACCGAAAAATCTCATTAATAAAGTCTTGAGCGCGCTCTTGGGTGATCGTTGCGTTTGTTATCGCCACCCACAATTTTTTAAAGTAGTCACCAAAATCCACTAAATTATGGATGTATTGTTGTGTCTGAAGCATCCCTGTAAGTTGGTCCATTGACCTATTAGCTGAACGCTCCTGCCATGCACCGCAGGAAAAAGTCCAACCGTTTTCTGTGTGGGTGATAGTGCAAAGGTCAGTCTTGTCATGCAGATAGTTGTTTATATTTACTTCAAATTGCATTTTAGTCTTCCTTGTTGGTCAGTGACGGTAAGCTCTACCAAAAGTTATAAGCCAAGCTACTGCAGCGCCAAAAAAGCTACCAGCAACGAAACTGAAGGTTTTCAAAACAAACGCCAATGGTGCTAAGTGGCTTTCTGCCTTGCCCGAAAAAGCAAGTTTCATTGCTTCGGTGGAGAATCCGTTAAGAGCGAGAAAAATAACCAGTATCGTAAGGAAGCTTAGTAGTACACTCCCCGCTGGGCCAACCGTTACATACTTACCTACAACAAAAGCGTGAAACAGTAATACGCCGGAACCAACAACGCCTGAGGCAAGCATAAGCAGAATAAACTCAATACCTGTGGGCATAAATATCCTTATTAATTAATACCAAGTAAATGTATTTCGTAAACCTTATATAAGCTAATGCCTTGCCTATGTAAACAGTTGCCTTTATACCGCTATCAACTGTTCTTGATGGTCAAACCATTTCGTACTATGGTTTAAGCATGCGATACGAGGAGATTCCCTGTGAAAATAGACGTTCAATATAAATCTTTTAGATTACGAGTGTCTTTAGCTTAGCCAGGGCCTCGGAAACCCCGAGGCTCGATAAGATTTAGGCAACTGTCGATACCGCCGCTTATAAGCGGCGGTTTTATTTTCTTCTTGATCTAAACTCATCGGCAGATTAGCCTAATAACGTTACCCCTAACCCTTCTATGTAAACCCATTTCCAGCGGTTAACGCGCCCCCTACTTCATACACTGGTTGCCATCAGAACAACGATGGTTAACCGAAATGCCACAGCAGAAAAAGCCCAACACTACCTTTGACTGGTTCGATATTTTTCGCGCCGGTACGCATACGGACTCAAAAGGCAATACCCAAGAGTTTACTAGCCAGGACCTAGAAAGCGTGGTTGCGAATTTTCAACCTAAAACCTCACCACTCGTCATTGGCCACCCTCAAATTGACGACCCCGCCTGGGGTTGGGCCAGCGACCTTAAAGTGGAAGACGGCGTGCTGTATGCCCAGGCCGAAGACGTATGCGGCGAGTTTGCCGACGCAGTGGCCGATAAGCGCTACCCCAACCGCAGCGTGCAACTGTTTGCCACCGATGATGGCGGTTATCGCCTTGGCCATATCGGCTATTTAGGCGGTAAGCCGCCAGCGGTCGATGGCCTTAGCTGGCAGTTTAACGCCGAAGACAACGCCCCTGCCCTGACCTTTGAATTTAGTGCCGCTGACGATGCTGATCGTATTGCCCTGCAGACGTCGAATGTAGTCACCCGTCTAGTCAAAAACCTGCGCACCTTTATTGCCGATAAGTTTGGTACCGAAACCGCCGACCAGGTTGTGCCCGAATGGGAAGCCGAATGGCTGAAAGAGCAGACGGTCATTGCCGAGCATGAGCGCAACAAAGACGTGCACAGCGAGTACAGCGCTAACCCTGAATCAGATCCACACACACCCGACGAGGAAAACATCGTGACTAAAGAAGAACGTGAAGCGTTGGAGGCCCAGCTCAAAGCCGAGCAGGACAAAAACGCCCAGCTGGAATACAACCAGCGTCTAGCAGCAGCGCAAACCTTTATCGATAAGGAAGTAAACGGCGGCGATGCCCCGCGCTTAACCAAGACCGAAGGCGTGGCCGAGTTTATGGCCAGCCTGGAGACCGAAGGCGAACAAACCTTTGAGTTTGCGGCAGCCGACGGCGAGCAGCCGCAGCAGCTTAAATCAGCAGCTTGGTTTAAGTCGTTCCTGACCAGCCTGCCAGAACAAAAAGGCCTCGCTCGCGAGTTTAACAAGCAAGAAGGCGATGACGAGCCGGAAGAGCTTAACGCCCAGCAGTTAGCTAGCAAGGCGCTGGAGTATCAAAAATCCCAAGCGGACCAGGGCATCACCATTAGCGTGTCACAAGCCATGGCCCACGTAACTAAAGAAGGAGCGTAAGCATGGCCTTACCTGGATTAATTCGTAACTTTATCGCGGCGGGCGCCATTGCAGCTAACCGCCTAGTGAGTGTATCGGCGGCCAATGACTTTGAAGTCAACCAAGCCAATGGCGCTACAGCGGTCTTTGCTGGTGTGACCGAGCAAGGCACCGACAACAACAACCGCGTTGATGTGGTGATGACGCAAATCGCCCCAGTGGAGTTTGGTGGTGATCTTGTCGCTGGCATGTATGTGGTGGCCGATGCCGAGGGCAAGGCGGTGGAGTTTGACCCTGCCAACTTTGTCGGCGCCAGTGAAGTGCATGTAGCTGGCTGGGTGATGGAAGACGGCGACGCCGGCACCATCGGTGACATTTTCTTAAACCCGCATCTGGTTGCAAATATCCCTGCAGCTTAACCGCGACGTTTAGTAACACATTAATAGTAAGGAAATACCATGAATGGCATGCCATTTACCCCGGATACAGAGCAAACCGCAGTCGCGATTGCCTACAGTAACCGCAAGCTAATTGCAGACCAATTAGCGCCCTATTCGCCAGTTGGTAAACGTGAATTCAAGTGGATGGAGTTTGGTAAAGGTGACAAGTTCACTGTACCAGACACCAAGATTGGCCGTAAGTCGAGCCCTAACCAGGTTGAGTTCGGTTCGAAGGAGCAAACAGCCAGCGTTGAGGACCACGGTCTTTCAGATGTGATCCCTAACGATGACGTCACCAATGCGCCGGAAGGCTACAACCCACGCACCCATGCCGTGGAAGGTCTAACAGATTTGGTGCTGCTGCAACGTGAGATTCGCGTGGCCACTATGATGAACACCGCCGCCAACTTCGGTAACACCCTGGCACTCAACGGTTCAGCCGGCAAGCAATACCTGGACGCAGCAGACCATGCTGGCTTGTTGAAGTTCCTACTGGAAATGCTCGACACGCCAATCATGCGCCCTAACACCATGACCGTGTCACAAAAAGTGGGCACGGCGCTGCGCACTAACCCGCTGTTGGTGAAAGCCTACAACGGCTCAAACGGCGACCAGGGCCTGGTGCCATGGAGCTACATCAAAGAAGTGCTGGAGCTGGACTTTATTAACGTTGGCCAGGCGCGTCTTAATACCGCCAAAAAAGGCAAGCCACTGCAGTTGCAGCAGGCATGGGCCGATAGCTTGTCATTTACCTATCAAGACCCACTCGCATCACTGCAAAACAACCGCATGACCTTTGCTTTGACGGCGCGTTACGGTGAGCGTACATCGGGTATGCGTGACGTTGCAGCAGGCTTAAATGGTGGCGTTGAAATCATGGTGGGTGAAGCGGTGAAAGAGCAAGTTATCGCCAAAGACTGCGGCATCCTGCTGACCAATGTGCTGGCACCCGCTGCGTAATTAATTCCGATTGTTGTTCCCTGTGGTCAAAGGCGCTTGGGTTCTCCCTAGCTCAAGCGCCTTTTTTACTAACCGAGTCTATAAACAGAGGTTTTGATGTTTGTTACCACTCAATACGTTATCGACAAAATTGGCGTGAATGTGCTGTTGCAATTCGCCAGTGGCAAGTTCGCCGAGGCTGGCAGTTACCCCACATCGGATGATGTGACCACTGCCCTGCTTGGTGTGCCGGCTACTGAGTTGCAGCAGCAGATCCTCGCCTGGTACCAAAGTGCCGAGAAAAATGTCACTGCAATCGTGAGCGGCTTTTTACCCAACGCAGATATCAGCCAGGAGCAAATCGACAATTCTGTGCTTCCGGGCATTGCCTGTGACCTGCTCTATTTTGAGCTGGCAGTGAATCCTGGCGATGACAATATCAAAGCGCGTAAAACCAGTGCCATGGCATTGTTAGAGAAAGTTAGTAAAGGCTTGATCCAAATTAAGGAAGATGCGCCCGCCGCTGCCAGAACTGGGATGCGCACTAAGGCGGCGGGCACCTCTTTTAACTGGGGCGGCTATTAGTGGCCAGCGTATTTGTAGATTTCAGCGGCGATGCCATAAGTCGCTTACAGAAAATTATTTATTTTGTTGACCGGCCAGACGATGTATTGGATGAGATCGGCGCATGGCTAGATAAAGACACAGTATTGCGCTTTACCAAGGAGCAGGCCCCAGATGGGAGCCGATGGGAACAGTCAGAAGCGGCTAGAACTGGGAAAGGGCGAAACCCTGAAAAACCGGGGTTAACCCTGACAGATTCCAGGGATCTTGCTGACTCAGTGACCCATAACGTAGAAAACGGTGAGCTTGAACATGGATTGGGTGAAGACTATGCGGCCATTCATCATTATGGCGGCCGCACTGGGCGTAACCATGCGGTTAACTTACCCGCGCGGCCGATAATTGGTATCGAGGCAGTACAGGCCAAAGAAATTAACGACATTATCAGCGACTGGTTGGTTTAAAGGGGGGTTCTAATGGAGTTTAACTTTGATTTAAAGCGCGTTGAAACCCTGCTTAAAGAGGCGAATTTTGCCCGAGTGGGGTTTGCATCCGACTTTAATCAGGCGCGCAAAACCCCGGTGCAGTCGCCTTGTCTGTATGTGATTGGCATCGATGACAACAACGAGGAAACCACCGCCATCACCGGCGAAGACGAGTATCGGGTGAATGACATTTTTGCGGTGATGATAGTGATCCCCTGTCTGGCGGCCAACGCGACAACGGATCAGCAAATAAAAGAACTGCGCAACCAGGTTAAAGCTACCTTGGCCGGTGTGGCCTTCCTGCCCTGGGAGCCCATCAAGCTAAACCGTTCACGTATTGTCGAGCTTAACCGCGAAACCAATAACTTAATTTACCAGTGCCAATTCAGCGTAAAAGGCACGTTAACCGTAAAAACCAAGGTGATCACATGACGACACAAGCAAAGAAAGCCGCGCCTTCTAAGGCAAAGCAAATTGCCCAGAACGTCCATGCCAAACTGCATGGCACCGGCAAGCGCAATGAGCTAAGCGGCAGTTTCAAGGTGACAGACAAAGGGCTGCAGCCGGTAAAGGCATCTACCGAAGGAGATAGCAATGAGTAGTTGGCGCTTTAAAGACAAACTGATCCTGGCCGATGCGCTGGGTACGACCTTAACCGGCCTGCATGCGATTTATGCCACCGATGTGGAATTTAATATCGAGAGCGAAAGCGAGAAAGACGAGCTGGAAACCCCGCACAGTGGTGCCAGCTTGGAAGAGTTCTACGGCGAGCATGTCACCCTGAACTTTAAAACGCCGTTGGCGGTAAGCGGTACACCTGGTGATGCGCCGGCCATTGCGCCGCTGCTGCTAGCCTGTGGCATGGTGCAAGTAGCTGATGTGGCCTCGGTTACCTACACCAAGGGCACGGCCACTAAGGCCAAGTGTCTGGTGCGCTTTGGCCAAAACACCCATGCGATCGATGAAATGCTGGGTAATGTAAGTCTGAGCCTGGAAAAAGGTATTCCCAAACTGAACTGGCAATTTAAAGGCCTGTTTAGCAAACCCATTCAAAGTGCCGCGCCGCCGGCGGTGGACTGGGACCGCTGGAAGCGCCCCGAGGTATTGGGCGTGGCCAATAGTTCTGACTTCTTGCTCGATAGCGTGCAGCGCACCTTGCATAAGTTGACCGTGGACCAAGGCAACAACGTGGTATTCGACCGTGCGATTAACCATGAAGAAATCATGATCACCGGCCACGAAAGCACAACCAGCATGACGCTGACAGCCGACACCCTGGCCAACTTCGACCCGTTCAATCAGGTGGCGCCGTGGTGGATTACGAGTTTAGCCATGGCACGGCCGTGGGCAAAAAAGTGACCTTGCTGGGTCGCTTCCAAATGCCGCAGCCCAAGTATGCCAGCTTGGAGTCTGAACTGACGGGCTACGAGCTCGATGGCAAGTTGGTACCAAGCGGTGCCGGTTATGACGAATTAACCTGGGTATTTGAATAATGAAATTGAAACTTTTAGACCGGCTTAAGAAAGCCACTATAGCCGCGCCAGTCAACTTTACCTTTGCCGGTGAAACCATCGCCATGACCTTGCATGTGCGGGTGAAGACCAATGAAGAGCTAGAGAAAATCACCTCTGGCGCTCAGCAAGATAAAGAGATAGTCAAAGAACTGCTCGCTGGCTGGGAAGACTTCCAGGACGAAGGTAAAGACGTCCCCTTTAGTGACGAAGTGCTGGAGCAGCTGTTGTCGGTTCCTGCTGTTACTGGGCGTTTGTCAGTGGAATGTATTAACGCTAACTACCGCGTACAGGAAAAAAACTAACCGACGTTGCCAGGTGGTTCGTGGGCGACCTGGCAACCCAAAGTAAAACCCTAGACGATGACCTTGCCCACTTCGGCGCCCCCAAGGAAAAGCCGGTTGAACAGCCAACCCTGTGGGTTTTAAGCGATAACTGGCAGGCCGTGACGGCCATCACCACCGCCGGAACCCAGTGGAAGCTAGACCATCAAGGCGTTGAACTGGCGCTGGATTATAACTGCGCCGATATAGCCTGGCGTTATGCCGGCATAGAGTTAAGCCCGGACGATTTCGCCAGGGTACAAACCTTAGAAAGAACAATAATAGGACACATAAGGCGGCCCGATGAGCAACAATCTGAATTTGGCGTTACGCTTACGGTATGACGGCAGGGCTGTTAGCGCCGGTGCTCGGCAGAACGTTGCCGAGCTAAACCGCATTCCCCAGGCCATTAGCCGTCAGGTTGCTGCAAATCAATCGCTCGGTACCAGCCAGGCGCAGTTGATGGCTCAACAAGGCGCTATGTCGCGCCAGCTGGGCTTGCTCGAACGTTCCTACAACCAGGTTGGCGCAGCCATTACCACCTTGGTGGGTATTGGCACCGCTACCATGTACGTGCGCGACACCTCTGCAGCACAAATGTTGGATCAGCGTTTAAAAGGCCTTACCGGCTCGTCGAAAGAATACGCCGAGGTGCAAGAGTACCTGTTTTCAAGCTCTGATCGCCTCAACACCAATTACACTACCCTGGCCGACTCTTACAGCAAGATCCTCAACCTGCAGCAGGTAGGCGTAGTTACTCAAGAAGAAGGCCGCGCTATTTTAGAAGGCATGGCCAACGCCGCCGCTAAAACCGGTGCCAGCAATGTTCAATTAGAGCAAAGCCTATTCGGTATGACCCAGGGTATGACCGCTGGCGTACTGCGTGCCGAAGAACTTAACCAGGTGACTGAGCCGCTGCCCGGACTTTTACAAAAGCTGGACCAAGCGGCGGGTATGGCTGCCGGCGGCTTTAGACAAATGGTTAACGATGGCCAAGTTACCAGCCAGATGTTTAAGCAATACCTGGTTAAAGCCCTGAACGAATATGCCGGCGCTGCCGAAGCCACCGAAGGTAAAATTAAGGCCAGCTTCGCCGAGATGAGCAACGAGTACCAGCGACTTGTACGCCAGTATGAAGAGCCGGTTAACTTTGCGGTGACAGGCGTTATCGATGCCACCACCGAGGTGATGCAGTATCTGCGTGAAAACGAAGGTGTGGTTGATGGCCTAGCCACCTCTGCTGCAGCGTTGGCCGCTGTACTTGGTGGCCACTTGGCTGCAGGCCTTACTCGTAGCGCCCAGGGTTTTATCGCCAATGTGGTTGCCAAGAACCGCGCCCTGGTTGCCGATGCCGCCCTGGCAAAACAGAGCATGGCCAGTGCAGCCCTTGAGCATCAGCGCGCAACCCAACAGCAAGCCTATGCTGCCCATACGCTTAAAGTGGCCCGAACCACAGATATGCGCACCGCTGCAATTGCGCGTTTGGCTGCCGCCAATCAACGCGCTATAGCCACCGAAGCTGCCTTAACCGCTGCCACTAATACCTATTCAGCTGCGGCAACGCGAGCGTCTTTAGCCAGCCGTACCCTGGGTATGACCATGGGTCTGCTGGGTGGCCCTGTGGGTATCGCGGTAACAGCTGGTCTTGCGATTGCCTATTTTGCCTCGCAAAGCGACGATGCCACCGACTCGGTGAATCAACTCAAAGAAGCAACCAAAGACCTTAACCCCTACGCCAACCTTACCAGTATACAGGCCGAAGGCTTGTTACTAATGGCCCAGGAGCGTATTAAAGGGGCCATTCAGTTGGCTGATGAAGCCAGACAGCGTTTTAACAACCCATTCTTAAAAGGCAAGTTTGCAGATGTAGAAGCCGCTGAAGCACAGGTTACTAAGCTCAAAAATGAAATTGTTGCCTTGCAGGCGGTGCTAAACATTAAGAACGAGCCCGACACTGCCCCAGCAGCCGGGGCCGAGTTACCAGAGAACATTAAGCGCCTGGAGCTGAGCCTGCTGGGCGAAGAAGCGCGTTTAAAAGCGAGCTATGAGAAACGCCGTGACATGGTGATCAAGGCGCGTGACAACGATGTGGCCAACAAGGCCAAATACGATGCCATTTTAAAGAACCTCGATACCAAGTACGGCGAAGACGTTAAAGCCCTGACCGCCAAACGCGAGGCGGATAAAACCCGCATTCAGAACCAGGCCGAAGAAGCGCGCCGCAATGCCCTGCGCCGCGAGTTAGAAAACCGTATTGCCGTGGTTAAGGGCTTTGCTGGCCGCGAAGCGCTGGCAGCCTACAACAATGAAATGGCCGTAGAACAAGCGCGCCAGCAAGCGCGTATCGATGCCAAGCGCCGTGAACAGCTCGGTTTAGATGCCAATGATGAAAAAGGCGAACTCGAGTACAACACGGATAATCAAATTCGTGAAATGGAGCGCCAGCAAGAGCTGCTAGCCGCCCAAGGCTACCATAGCCAGCGCGAAGCGGACGAAGCGGCGCACCAGGAGCGCTTGGTGCAAATCGGTACCCAGCACATGGGCGCTATGCAATCGCATATTATGGCGTTTGCTAACTTTGAGAAGCAGACCCAGGCTGAAAAAGCCAGCTCCATAGTCGGTTATGGTGCGGCCATGTTTAAAACCATGGGCGCACAGAGTAAAAAGGCCTTTAAGGCGTATAAGGCCTTTGCCATTAGCCAGGCGATTATCAATACCTACCAGTCGGCCACAGGCGCGTTTAACTCGCTGGCCTCGATACCCGTTGTTGGCCCGGTGCTTGGCGGTGCAGCTGCCGCTGCAGCGGTGCTAATGGGTATGCAGCAGGTTAGGCAAATCAAGGCGCAGCAGCCGGCGGGTATTGCCCACGGTGGTTTGGATTATGTGCCCAATGAATCAACCTACCTATTGCAGCGCGGTGAGCGCGTACTGAGCCCCAAACAGAACACCGAAATCAGTGCCATGGCACGGCATTACAATGCCGGTAGCCAAGCCGGCGGCAGTATTACCTTTGATATCGTCAATCAGATCATGGTTGAAGGCGGTGCGTCAGAGCAGCAAGCCAACCGCATTGGCGGTGATATTGGACGTCAGATTGAAGCGCACCTGGTGCAAAGCGTGAGTGAAAACGGCCCGCTAATCAGGGCGATACGTAGTGCAGCTTAGTTGCACTGCAAAGTTGTTCGTGCTTACAATCGAGTTTTAACAAAGGGAGTTGTTATGCTCGATTACTTGTTTAAACCAATCGTTTTACTTATGGCAGCCGCGAGTGGGTTGCTTTACTGGGTGTTCAGAAAGCAATTTTTAGTAATGTCACGCTGGGTCTCTAGGCATAGGGTTGGTTTTGCGATTTGGAGTGTCGCTATAATTTGCTTGCTGTTTATTGAGGAGTTTTTTAGTCGCTTTTCTTATGATCTTGATGCACCCATCGAAAACTGGGTTAATACAGCCACTTACTTCAACAACCTCTTTTCCCCTATTTTGCTATTTGTAACTATGATACTGCTGTATTTAACGTGGCGGGATACTAAAAAATCGTTTGCGCTACAGTTAGCAGACAGTGAATACCAAATGTACAACCAAGCATTGTCAGAGTCGGTTAATACTTTGCTGAAAACTCAGTTTTATATGAGTTATCATTCAAGAATTAAAGATGAAGGACATAATTACCAAGATTACGTTTTTGAGAAAGCCCAAGATTTCTTAGTTCCTGATAAGCCAGCATATTCCCTTATCACTTTATTGTCTGGCCAAGATGAGAACGTTTCTAACTTCATACTGTGTTCTAAACACTTGGCTATGTATCTAAATAAATCAAAAAACAATATTCATATAAAAATGCTTCGTCAAAACATTGCCGCAAAATTAGAGGTGGATCTCGTTGTTTTTATTATCATAATTCTGGATTTTAAGATTCGCTCAATGGAGAAAGATAAAGCAGAAGGATATGAGTTGGCTCAACTTAAAGTTGATAGAAATGAATTTATGCTAATTTATGAATGTTATACTGCGAACCCAAAGTTGACGTCCTCACTATTTACCGATAGCTTATTAGATAGCTATTTCAAAGGGACTATGTAAACCCCTTTCCAGCGGCCCACTTAGGGCCGTTTTTTTATACTTGATGCCAGTGTATTCCATTAGATAACTGGTCATCATGCTGCAGCATCTCCCCTTACCTAAACGCCCTAAATCTTGCACCTTTAAGCTGGTGCCCAACAGCCAAACCCATGTCAATAAAGCCAACAATGCCACCGAGGTTTACGACCATGAAGGTGCCTATTGGGAGTTTGATATTGAACTGGCCAACGTGCGCGAACAAGATGCGTTGCAGCTGGAGGGCTTTTTAGCCAGTCTGCGTGGCCAGGTAGGCAAGTTCCTGATGTTTGATTACCGCCGCGAACAGCTGGATAAGGACTTTACCACCTTTGTTAGCGGAGCCGACCAGGACGGCAATATTTTAAACATTGCTGGCCTGCCCGCGTCGACCACAGTCGCCCTCACCGGTGAGCGTATCCAGGTTAATACCGGCGAAAATGCCGAGCTTAAAATTCTCACTCAGGATTTAGTCACCGACGGCACCGGAGCCGCGACCGTTGTGTTTGAGCCACCCATGCGCAAAATCCCTGCGCATAACACCCAAGTCATATTTAAACAGCCTGCGGGCGTATTTCGCCTGGCCGATAACAAGCAAGGTATCGATACCGCCCAGTTTAAACGCGGCATTGTTACCAGCTTAAAATTACGTGCCCGGGAGGCGTTTTAATGGAGTCATTAAGCGCTGGTCTATTGAGCGAATTAGCGACCGAGGGGCGAGCCCGCTACTTTGTGCGCCTGATGTTTAAAAGCGGCGATGTGCTGTTGCACACGGGGGTTGGTGAACGCCGCTTTATGGGCTGGACCTGGTATGGCCTGGGCATGCTCGGTAACGTAAGTGAAATACCCGCCAGCGACAACAATAACAGTAACCGCATTCGCTTAACCCTGCACACCACCGACGCCGCGCTCATGGCCGAGGTGGCCGAAAATGACCCCGTTGGCGTAGTGTGTGAGATCTACTTGGTAACCGTTGATCAGCATTACCGCGTAAGCCAAAGCCAGTTGCTGGAAAGCGGCTATATCGTTTCTTGCGAAGTGGAGCGCGGCGATGTATCGCAAATTCAACTCTCTGTAGCTGGTGAGGCCGAGCGCTGGAAGCAGGCGCGACTCAATCAACGTTGGAATAACGCTACCCAAAAAGCACTTTACCCGGACGATGAATTTTTTAGCGAGCAGGCATCGTCAACGCAAAATATCAATGACACCCAACCTGGCAACTATGTTGGTGGTGGCAGAGGAGGCAGTAATGGCAGAAATTACCAATATCAACGTTAAGTTCCACGATTTTATAGCGGCACGTACTAAGATGCCCTTCGAATGGGGCGTTAACGACTGCTGCTTATTTGTGGCCGATTGGGTTGAATGTGCCACCGGCCACGACCCAGCCTTTGGCTGTAGGGATGCTTACTCGACCCAATCAGGTGCATTTAAACACATTCTTAAACTTGGGTTTAAAGATGTTCGAAGCGTGTTTAAAGACCGTTTAAATACGCCTGTGCCGGTACATTATGCGCGCCGGGGCGACCTGGCTTTGGTAGAAGATAACGGCGAGCTGATCGGTGGCATTATTGGTGTGGGATCTGTTTACTGCGTATGTGAAGAAGGCTTGGTGAGTCTGCCAATGGATCGCGTTGCCGAGGTTTTCCCGTTGGAGGCGCGCAGTGTCTAAAGCAACCGACATAGTAGTAGATACCGGTGGTGACCTGTTTGGCATTGGGCGCAGTGTATACAATAAAACCATTGGCGCCTTGTGGGACTCGCTCACCCCTGAGCTGCCAGAAGAAGACCTGGCGACCTTGGGTAAAGGGCTGCAAAAAGGCATTGACCAGCCCCGCCGGGTAACCTTTGGCCGCGACCGTGTTGGTGGGGTTATTGCCCACCAGGCGGAGGTTGAACGCGGCGATAAAAAGTACATGCAGCTGATTGTGCTTATTAATGGCGCGCCCATCGATGCGCTGGAAGAAATCTATATTGCCGATAAGCCAATAACTGATTACCCCGCTGGTAGTTACGACTATGAGCTCAAAGATGGCCGCCATACTACCGCCAGCGCCAAAGCGGTTAGCAAAATGGCCGGCTGGACGAATGCGCATATCGGTCATGGCCAGGCGCATATCTTTCTTGAGTTTGAAAACAACCGTGAAGTGTTCCCAGACGGGATCAGCGATTGTGAGTTTTTGATTCGCGGTGTGCGAGTATGGGACCCGCGTGATCCAGCCCAAGACCCGGACGACCAAAACACCTGGCAATGGAGCCAGAACGCGGTGCTATGTGCCCTGCACTATGTGCGTTTTTATGGTGCGCATGAGGTGCCCTTTGAGCGCCTGCCGCTTACCTGGTGGATAGCCGGCATTAACGTGTGTGACGAAGATGCCCAGTACACCGAGCCCGGTGGTACGGTGACCACAGAAAAGCGCTACACGGTAAATGGCTCTTTCCAGTTCACCAATAACCCCTTAGACATATTGAGCCAGCTTGAGCGCAGCTTTGCAGGAAAGATATTCCGCCAGATGGGCCAGTGGTATGTGCGCGTGGGTGCCTGGTACGGCACGCCAACCTATACCGTGAGTGAGGATGATGTGCATGGCAATATCAAAATTAAATGGCATGCTGATCTGCGTGATAGAGCCAATATTGTCCGGGCGACCTTTAGTGACCCAGACCAGAACTACGAACGTACCGACGCGCCGCCGGTTGAAGCGGCCGGCTATATGGAAAAAGACGGTCAGCGCTTGGAAAAGTCTATTTCCCTGCCCTTTGTACGTTCGAGCACAACAGCACAGCGCTTAAGCGCTATTCACCTTGAACAGTCGCGCCTGGGCGGTATAGAGCTGCCACTAAAACACAAAGGCCTAGCCGCTGCAGTTGGCCGCACTATCTATGTCAACCTGCCTAAAGAGGCATTGAGTAATAAAATCTACCGCGTGGTGGAACGCCGCTTTCGTTTAGATGGCGGTGTAACCTTGATGTGTATCGAGGACGGTCCGACCCTTTGGGCCGATAACCTGGTACCAGGCGCGCAAGACTTAACCCCCAACAGCTCGTATCGATTGGGTAAACCTAAACCTGTTTTTGATGTCCGGGTAGACGTTTCTGACGATGAAAAAGCCTATCTAATTTGGTCGCACCCGGCCATTGCAGCAGTCGATAAGTTTGAATTAGAGATTTATCAAGCTGGGAGTCTAAAGCACAAAACATCTGTCATTGATAGCCAGGCATTGCTGCCTGATCTCGGTGAAGGTAGCTTTTCTGCCAAACTTACAGCTGTAAACCTGTTTGGTCAAAAGAGCGACACTATAACCTTTGCCTATATTGTTGCAGCCCCTGCGCGCCCAACTGGTTTGAGTTATACGCAATACAAAAACCATGACACCTTACAAGGCAGGCTGGTATGGGATAACCCACAGAACTTAAAGGTAATTAAGCATCGCATTGAAATCTACGCTGGCACAGAGCTGATAAAGAGCGTCGACACCGCCGAATTCACGCTGGAGTTGTTTAACTTAGAAATTGGCTCTTATGTAGCTAAGCTAAGCGCCTTAACCGCAAAATATGTTAGTGAAGTAGCGACCCTAAACTTTGCTGTTTCTGTCCCCTCTCCTATGTATTCGCGTTTCGGTGATCCTACCTTTAGTGAGGGGTTGAGTAAGTGGTCAGAAGATTATGTTGGCGAAGCAATTTCAGGCGTCAACAACCCCAATTTATCTATCGTCCAATCGGGGTCATATGGCGGTAATTCAGCTCAAATAAGTGGCCAAGCCACTCTTTATTGGCGTCAAGCCATACCGGTCGACGTCAATAAAACATATCGGATGCGCTTTAAGGTTCGCCAAACCCAAGATCCCACTAGCGGCGGTGCTAACGCCTATGCAGGGGTAGCCACTCTCGATAAAGACTTTAACAATCTAACGGGTGGTGCCGGTACGCATCGTTATTTTGCAGTAAAAGGCCACTCCATTGCCGTTGCAGATGGCTGGCAGATGTTTGATGCTGTGATCACAGGGGTCGGCTTATTAGATAATCAATTTCGTGCCAATACGGTATATGTGCGACCTATGTTTATTGTTAACCATGCATCGGGAAACGGCATTGCAGAGGTTGACTATTGTATGTTTGACGAAGTATTAGACGCCGATAGCATCGACCATACAGACCCTCGCATTAGTAACGCAGCAATAACCGGCTTTGTCACCGAAGACCTATATGCACAAGAAAAAGCGGTACTGCAGGCGCAAATAGATAAGGCGATTACCACTTGGTTTTATAACGGTGAGCCGACTCTGATTAATGAACCTGCGTTAAATTGGACAACCAACGAGGACAAAAACACTCACCTAGGCGACCTGTACTATGACAACGTAACGGGCTATGCCTACCGGTTTATGATTAATGCCACAGTTTACTCATGGAACAAAGTCAGCGACAGTGATGTTACCAAAGCCTTAGCCGATGCAGCTAAAGCGCAAGACACCGCCGACAGCAAACGTCGCGTGTTCGTCGCTCAGCCAGCACCACCTTACGATGTTGGAGACTTATGGGACACTGGAGCTGGCATTAAACGAAGTACAGAAGACCGGGTAACAGGCTCATATGTTAGTAGTGATTGGGTGCTAGTAAGTGATACCACTGATTACGATTCACCTCTCATAGCCAATTCAAGTGTGTATTTAGATCCTCGCGGTAATTTAATTGGCGCTGGCGGTGGTCAAATTGACCTGGTAAACAGTGACACTGTCGAGGGTGGTGTAATCACTTACGGTACTAGCAAGTATGCAGCAGTACAATCAGCGCATAGCGAAATTATTGCGGACAGCGAGGCTACAAATGAATTGGCAAGAGCAATTTGGAGTGGCTGGACGGCAGCCGCTTATCTCTCCACATCAGACGGTTACCCTACTATTGGCGGTTTAAAGAAAGGCAAGCAATATCGTATTTTTTGCCGGGCCAGAGAGGTCGGTGCATTAAATTCAATGCCAATGTTTCTCTATAACAATACACAGCAAAAACATGTCGCAATTGATGGCGGTCAAAAAGAGATAGTTAATAAGTTAACAAGTGAATATCAGATAATAGAAGTCTGCTCATTTAAAGCTGAGTGGAACACTAATGATAGCGTTTATTTTGGTTGGGGGATTGGCGCATCCAGCCCATCACAAGATGTTAATAATTGCATGGTAATTGACTGGTTGGCGATTGAACCCATTGACCCCGCAAATGAGACAGTCTTAGGCGCTCAGGCAAAAGCAGATGCTGCTGTTGCCGCTGCTGACGCCGCAGCACAAGCTAAAGCTAATTTGGCTGAAACGACAGCGAAAGCCTACGCAGATGGTATAGTTACGGAAGAAGAGCAAAGAGCCATAGCCGATGCGCAGGCAAAAGCAGATGCGGCAGAGCAAACAGCGATTGCAGCATCTAAAGAATGGACCGACTTAAAAAGCTCGGATCATATTTTATTCGATATTAATGCTATCGCCCCTGATGTAATGCCTGCAGGGGCTCCATCGCCTGTGGGTTACTCAGTAACAGAGTCAAAAAACGTCTTTTCAGATTTTATCCCTATCCGAAAAGGTGAAACTATTCATTGTGAAATGTGGGCCAAGCAGACAGGCTCTTCGGTTAGAGCCTATATGGGTTTTGAGCGGTATGACAGGAATAAAAAGCCAATAGCTGGTAATGATGGCACGATTTATGGCGGACTTACTAATACGCTACTGTCAACCAACTGGACTAAATATACATTTTCACATGCACTACCTACCTCACATGCTCCCTATAACGGTTCTGATGGCAACGAGGTTTGTTTTGTAAGATGTCGCTTGCTCTTTAACTACGCCACAACCGGCCAAGCATATTACAGCGGCTATAGAATGTATCGTGTACCTGACCAACAATATTTACCAAACGTTGTTGCTGCTGGGGCCGGTACAGCACTAAATGTTAACCCGTTGTCAGCAAGTGATAATGGTTCTAGCGCAAAAATCACCATTGCTAGTCATTCAAGACAATATGGGTTTGGCTCCCTGTCTCTTAACGCTGGTTCAATAACAGGGTTAGCTTTTAGCACCAAATATTACGTGTATTACGATGACCCAACGTATTCAGGTGGCGCAGTCACTTACCACGCGACGACTAATATTCAAACTGTGGCCGCCGGCAACCACCGTATATTTGTGTCAACAATAACCACACCTGCTGACGGCGGAGGCAACACTCAGCCGCCGCCAGAACTGTGTGTTACTGCTGATATGTGGCTAACCAGCGAGCTAAAAGCAGAGTATGCCAAAAGCGGTGATATGCTCGATACCTGGTGGCGCGGAGAACTAGCTATAAAAAGTCCGATATTGCAGATACGTCGCAGCAATGACGTACGCGTGATCGTTGAAATTGAGACTACAAGTGGCGCCATAGTGCGAGTATCGGCTCAAACACCTATCGAGCTAAAGGACCACACTACAATCAAAGCGAGTGATATACGCCCATTCAGAGACAAAGTAGCCACTTTAAAGGGCGATGGTCCCATACTTCACTGGGAGTCTGTCGTCCGCGCTGAAATAATTAAAGAAGATTTTGTTTACCACATTTCGGTTGGCGATGGGTCATTTGCATCCGGCCTGGATAAGAACAACAGAATTGTGACCCACAACGGCATGATGAAACCTTAGAGGCATTTATGAATATTCAACCAGCAGACCTAGAGAGCTTGCTATTTACCCCGCAACGTACAGATGAACTTACAGAGCGAGCCTTCATCGTAACCGATGCAGAGCATCAACACCTAGTGCTTGTTAGCGTTGGCAAGAGCTTTCAAGATGCCGACGGCAACGGCACCATTGAAACACTGGACGGTAAATTTAATGTCCAGCTAATTAACAACGACGAAACCGCAAGCGCTGTGTTAGTTTCAGATCGTGAAGTTAAAGTGTGCGAAGTGCACTCGCTAAATATTGAAGCTGTGAGCAATGGAACTGAGGATGTTTATACTTGGATTGCTGATGTAAGTGCCGAGATGATCCCCAAAGTGGTACGCAAGAAAAGTACGCTAGCTACTTTCCTATCCATTTAA